TCATTTCGTTCTGCAGCCCGTACCACTCGGAGAGAAAGCCACTTCTACGGTATCGAGATCGCGCAATATGACGCACAAGTAAGCGTCAGTCTTGTGCCAATCGGGATCGCTATGCGGGCCCTGTGCGGGAAAGTATGCTTGCACTGTGCGTGATTCGCGCGGTTTCAAAACCACCTTGGTTTCCCGGTTCGATTCTTGGCCCCATGTCCATCGAATCGTGACCGGCTTGCTCCAGTCTTTCATGCCGGGAAAACAGCACGCCGTCTTCCCGCCAGCATTCTGAGGCTCCGCGTCCCCCGCCCAATACCTGTCGACAAAGATATTCACTGCATACCGATCGGTATGGTTGATCGGCACCATCCCAAGCGCCTGCCCGCCGCCGATATTCGGATTGTCCGAGTGGGTATCAGAACTCGCACAGGCGGTCAGCGCGAAGACGGCACAACTTGCTGCAACGGTGGCTCGTGTGAATCTAGCGTCGTTCATGAGCTTGGTCCATTCCAAGAATTTCGGAGATTATGCTTCGACCGAGGTGTCGGCAGTCGATAGCAGCGACATTAATAGAACGGTACCTTCGGGGATCTCGTCGAACCCCTCGCCGTGCCGAACAGCGAGCATGCAGTACGTGAACCATGAACCATAGTCGGCGATGCCATGTTGTCGTGCGCGCTCAATTTGGCGGCATACGAATCCGTAGCGCTCGCCTTCCGGGATTTCAGCTAATGTTGACGGATCGCGTTCCATGAGATGCAATAGCAACCCGTCCGGCACACTCGCCTCAATCAATGCATCCACCTGTCCCTGATCAAGTTTGAACGGCGGCTTAAGCATCGCAGCGGAGGCCGGCATCCGATCCTGACGCCAGTCGATCTGACGCAGCGCGCCTTTGCGATCCCAATATGTCCACCTCAGGACCGGCGCGAGCCATGCCTGACACTGCGCGTCGGACAGCACCGGCCCTTTCACGAACAGCATCTCGTCTCCCGCCGAACCGACGAGCGTCGCGAGAATCGCCGGATCCCAATACGCGAGCACGATCGGCTCGCCATCCGGCAAGCGCACCCGCAAAAACGTCTTCAGATGCTCCGCGAGCCCAGCAAGCGGCAACGGCGATGCCAGAATCGTCGCGCACGGCGATGCCGGGCCGTGTTGTTCCAGCCACGCACGCGCCGACTCAAAGTGACTCGGCGGAATGTAGATCAGGTGTGGCGATACCGCCTGTACGTCCGCCCCGCCGTCCAGCATGCATGCAACATGGTCGCGACGAACCGACAACGCCCCCGGCAAGCTGCCGTTGTGCAACGGCGCCGCGAGTACGTATACATGCGCGCCCAACGCTTCGGCTTCGGCGAACGTGGCTTGGATGCCGGGGGCTGGGGTATTCTGCTCGGCCATCACGCCCCCGTCGTCACGAATGCGCCGCGTCCGGCCGCCTGCTTCATCATGCACGGCACGCACACCGCATCCGGCTGCACCGGCATCGGATACGGCATGCTGGCCGGACCTGAGAAGTTGTGCAGGCTTCCCTTGATGTCGATCTTGCCCGGCGCGTGGATCTGAATGTCGCCGCCCTTCAGGCGGATGTACGCCTGCCCCGACGTGATCAGTATCTCCTTGTCCGCCGCGATCTCGATGCGCTCCGTCGCCGACACGATCCGCACCGTCTTCTGGCCGATCAGGTCGATCGTCTCGCGATGCGACTCGATCTGAACCGCGTCCTTCGAGAACAGCTTGATCCCGCTCTGCGCGAACACGCTCACCTTCTCGCCCGCGCTCGTCACGAACGACTTCCCCGTCGCGACGAACGCGCTTTGCCCCGCCACGACGCTCACGTGCCGATCCGCCGACGCGTGCAGCGACTGAAACGTCGTGAGCCCCATGCCGCCCGCGCTGCCGAGCAGCATCGCCGGCACCTTGAAGCCGTTCGCGCTGCCCGTGCCGCCGCCCGACGTGCGCCCGCCGCTCGCGCCCGGCTCCACCGGCTGCCGCGTCGCGTCGGTCAGTTCCGTCAGCGCGTCGTGTCCCGCTTTCAGACTCTCCGCCCGATGCTGCTCGCTCAGCGACGACTGCTGCGCGAGCACGTCTGCCGCGTCCTTCAGTTGATCGCGCGACGCGTCCACGTCCAGTTGCTCGGCGTCGTGGCGAGTCGAGTGCGTGCCGATGTACAAACCGCGATTGGCGCGAACCGCGCCGTATTGGTCGGCATGCAGCGTGAAGCCCGAGCCGAGATAGCGGCCGCGCGTGTTGCCCTGCTGCACGATCCCGTAGCCGAGCGTCAGATGACTGTAGTCGCCCCGCGTCTTGCTCAGCAGACGCGCGCGCACCTGTCCGGTCGCGTCGTCGAGCTGCATCTCGCTGTATCCGCCGCCACCACCGTATTCGCGCGACTGAAAGCCCGACAGCAATCCGTCCGAATGCCACATCGGCGGCGTCGCCCCGCCCGGCGCGCGCGATACGATGTACGGGCGGTCGCAGTCGCCGCCGACGAAGTCGACATAGACGGTCTCGCCGCGTCGCGGCACGTGCACGCCGCCATACTGCTGCCCGGTATCCGATTGCGCGACCAGCAGCGGCGGCGACGTCTCGAACGCGTCGGGCGGACTCTGCCTGTCCCAATGGAAGCGCGCGCGCACGCGGTTCAGCGGGTCCGTCCAGACCTCCTCGCCGTTCGGCGTGACGATCGTCGCCATCTCGACCGACATCGCCGGCTTGCGATGCTCGAACGGGCTGCGGTACTCGATGTCGGTGCGTTGCGCTTCCACCTCGATGACGTACAGGCCCGTCGCGCCGTCCTGCGGATGCGGCGCGACCGCGAACGCCGAACCGAAGCCCGAACGCGCGCGCTCGATGTCCGCTTGCAGGCTGTACGGGAAATGCAGGCTCGAGCGGGCGATCGGCACATTGTTCTCGATCGTCCAGCGGGCCGCGATGGCGACGAATTCCCGCTCCTTCGGATCGGATTCGGCATGCGCCGGATGATCGTTCAGCACGAATCGGCCGCCGGCGTCGATCCAGCGCGAGCCGCCGACGCCGGCGTATCGCCTCGACCGCGACTCGTATTCCTCCGCTCGAATGCGTGCCCACACCGCGCCCCGATCCGAGTCCGGATACCGGTATGCGCCCGCGCTATAGTCTTCGAGCGGCGGATACGGAATCGCCTTTTGTTCCTGCGTGCGCCAGTTCGTCTGCTCGACGTAGCTCGTCGTCCGCACGGACTGCCGAACCTCGAACGGCGTCGACGGCCGCTTGTAGTCGCCGGAACGCGAGGCGACGTGCACGCTGTTCAACTGGCGCAGCGTTGCCCATTGCGTGAACCCATCGAACTCGTCGCCGGCATTGCCTCGATAGAACTCGATCGGCTTGGCTTCCGGCAGCGCCTCGACGCGATCGACGATCCTGAGCGTCGTCTTCTGCTCGCGATCGTCGTGCGTCCAATAGCCGTAGAGCCCTTCGTCTTCCATGATCCGGTTGACGAAGTGCCAGTCGGTTTCGCTCTGCCGGCAATACGAACGCTTCGCGAGCGCCCCGCTCAGCTCGAACCGGAATGCGCCCTGAAGCGGCGGATAGCGATTGAATACGTCGGACAGAATTTCCTGCGCATCGCGGTCGAGCCAGAAATGCTCGTCGCGGCGATGCCGGAGAAAATGCAGCGCCGACGAAAGGCCGATTTGCCACGACGTCAGGCCACCGTCGGCACCGAGTCGGCGCACGGTATGCACGTAGCCGTGGATCGGCCGGTAGTCGGCATTCAGGTCGAGCACGCCGCGCGGCTGCTGGATCCACAGCGTCACGGGCTGTGCGATCAGCGCGTCGGGAGTCAGGTCGTCGCGCGTGGTCGCGACGTCGATTGTCCACGTGTAGTCGCGGCCGAGCTTTGCGTCGCCGACCGCGCGTAACGGGATAAGCGTGTTCGCGCCGAGCGGCGTGTCGAGCTTCAGCAGCCGCTCGCGCTGCAACAGCCCACGATGAATCGCCTCGAAGATCGGCGCAAACGCCGTCTCCTGCGGCCCGCGTGGCCCCAACGTCATGGTTCAAGTCCTTCGTTCTCAGGTTCGCCGGAATGGGGCGCGTCGCGCCCCTTGTTGTCAGGCGATCGAGCGCGGTATCGGAACCGGCGAACCGCCATCTTTGGCGAATAAGGATACCAAATCCGCTGAGGAAAACATGAAAGCGGTCAGCCTCCGGCACGCCGGCCAAGTCCGTCTAACCAAAATTGACAGATATTTTGCGAATAATCCTCTACTTTTCACGCCAGAAAGATTGATACGTCAGGTCTTTCCGATTCCAGTCTCATGTAATCGGTCTAGGTTGTTGTTCGACCTGCCGCTCGTCTCGGCGGCAGGTCGCTTTATTCGAGTGGCGAAATCAAAACAACCCGGCCGGCTCGGTTGAATCGTCCCAACTGAAAATGATCAGCTCGCGTCGCTCGACGCCCTTCCCGCCGCCTATCGTGTACTGAATCGGCACGCTGTCGATGTGGAAGCCGGCGAACACGCGCCGGATCTCCGGATGGTCGTTGAGGCTAACGATCGCGCGCCCCTTGATCGATCGAAGCCGCTCGGCCATCTTCTCGTATTCCTCGAATGGAAACGCAACGCCGTACCCTTCCGTCTCGAAATACGGCGGATCGAGGTAGAACAGCGTGTGCGGCCGGTCGTAACGATCGATGCAGGTCGCCCAATCGAGCCGCTCGATGTACGCGTTCGCGAGCCGGATGTGCGCCGCCGATAGCTCTTCCTCGATGCGCAGCAGATTCAACCCAGGCGGATGCTCCGTCCGTGTCCCGAACGTCTGCCCTTCCAGCTTGCCGCCAAAGCAACTTTTCTGAAGGTAGTAAAACCGCGCCGCACGCTGAATATCGGTGAGCGTTTCCGGGACCGTGTGCTTGAGCCATTCGAACACCTGCCGGCTCGTCAGCGCCCATTTGAACTGACGCACGAACTCTTCAAGATGGTGCTGAACGACGCGATACAGGTTCACCAGTTCGCCGTTGATATCGTTGATCACCTCGACCTTGGCCGGCGGTCGCATGAAGTAAAGCGCCGCCCCGCCCGCGAACACCTCGACGTAACAGTCGTGCTTCGGAAAGCGCGGGATGATGTGGTCAGCGAGTCGACGCTTGCCGCCGATCCAAGGGATGATGGGATTTGCCATGGTGAAAGCCGTTTTTAAACTTGATGTAGAATCCGGCCCGCCTACGTAGGTAAGCAGGGCCTTGGCCAATTCACTGGCGCATTCAGTGGAAAGGCGACCGGCTCGCGTGTTCCCGCACGCACGCCGGTCGCCCTGTTTCTCGTTACTTCTGGTCGCAGCCCGGCGTTTCGGGCCGCACTGCACATACGTAGCCCTGTAGGGCCGTCAGTTTGTCGATCTCGCGCTGATCGTCGCCGGCGACGCCGAAAACGCGTTCCGCAACCGCTGCGTCGACGTCTGCATAGGCGGCGGCACCATCGCCCACGCCGGTGGCGCTGGAAGCGCCGGGCACGCCGTCGCCACCGGCTGCCGTGCAGTGTCGGACAGCGACGCGCAGCCGCTCAGTGCCAGCGGCAAGAGCAGCCCGCAGGCTGCGACTCTCTGCTTCATGCTCGTTCCTCTCCTTCGTGGTTCGTTGGTCGACGGCGGCCACCGCCGACGCGGCGGCATCGTGCGCGGCGATCGCGCGCTGCTCGGCATCGAGCGCGGCGCGCGAGATCGTGCCCAACGCTTCGGCATGCCGCTGCGCGTCGAGCGCCCGCGCGGCCTGCTCGTCGGCAAGCCGATGTGCGCTGATCAGGTACTCGACGCCCGCGCCGGCCGCCATGCCAAGTAGCGCGGCAAGCAAATACGAAGCTGCTTTCGGCATCACAGCCCCCGCTCGCAAATCGCGCGCTCTTCCGCCCGCCGCTTCACCAAACCGGGTAATACCCGGCCCCGCGCCGTTACCCATTGCGGGCTGCCGTCGTCGGCCTCGTTGATCGCGCGGCACGCACCGCGCAGGTCGCCCGCGTTGAAGCGCCTCGCCGTCGTGCTGGCGCAGTAGGCGTTCGCGCCGACGTTGTATGCAAAGCTGACGGCCGCCGCGAGCTGATACGGACGATCTTTCAGCCCCGGCGTGCAACGCAGCACGGGTTCGGCGTGCGCAATCAGTTGCGTTTCGAGTGACGCGCGACACTCGGCCTCGCTGTACGCCCTGCCGACGATGACGTCGCGCGTGTCGCCCATGCACTTCGTCGGAATGCCGACCGGATCGAGGTAGCCCGCCAGCTTGACGCCCTCGAACTTCGGCACGATCACCGTCAGCACACCGGCCGCGATCGCGCCGACGACGCCGGCGAGCGTCTTCTTCGGCAACTTAGCCATGCTTGCCACCTCGACGCCCCTTGTTCTTGATCAGGTAGTAGCACTGAAGGCAGATGTAGCCGCCTGTCAGAATCGACACGAGCAGCGACGCCCACCAGTTCGCATCGTGCCCTGATGCCCACAGCCACAGCGACGACGCAACCGGCGGGGCGCTTTTCGCAGCGCTCGCGGCAATTTCGCTTTTCACGATAATCGACCCCATAAAAAAAGCCGCCCGAACTATTTCGCGGCGGCTTACACTCATCAAGCTAATTTAACAATCTTCAGAAAATCGCTTCACCCACCAAAATTGGCAGTATCACAACTCCACTTACAATCTTATTATTCAATCTCCGGGCATTGATAGAACGAGCCAAAAAGCTCCCCTATCGCCTCTCCTCCGCCCGCCATTAATTTGATAATTGGAGTTTAAAAATGAGTCAGTACATCATCGAATACGCATCCAAAAGGAATTTTGTGATTGGTGTCGCCGATCAAATGTCGGGCCAATCTGTCGTACTTCTCGACCTCCAAAAAAACCCCGACCCGAGCAAATATATCTGGGATCTGCAAGATGATTTTACGATTGCACTTCACTCCTCCTCTGACAATCTAATCATCGACGTAGCCAATCTCACAGATCAATCGCCTTTCTTTCTCAGCGTTTACGATCCCGACAACGTCACGCAAACACAGAAATGGCGTTATAAGGATAGTTTTTATAGAAACGAAACCAACCAAAAATATTGCATCGACCTCGACCATCGCCAAATTGTCGATGGATCCACCATTTGGGCCTACACTTTCAATGGATCACCGGCTCAGCAGTGGATTCTTTCCCCATACAGCTCACAGTTTGTCGAGCAACTAATCAATTTGAAGTAACTTAGCCGACTCGCCGGAACGCTAATAGACAGCATTCCGGCGAATTAATGTTCAAACATTTTTATACGCACCCTTAATTTAAACCGCCGCGATCGCACGCAAAGGGCTGCGCGAACGAGGGTACGCACGTTCTATCTCGTCGACGCCGGAATGACGAGATTGATCTTCTTCGCCTGCTTCTTGCCGTGTCCGGCTTTCGCCTTGCCCTTGTTGCCGGCGTTGAGCACGACCTCCGTCTCCCAACTGCGGCCGGCGTATTCGTGCGTCACCGACTCGACGAGGAAATCGCCGTCCCCATCGCGCTTGAAGCCCTTCAGCGTCACCGTCTTTTCCGCCGACACGTCGGCGCGGCCGAGCATCCGCAAGCGGCTCGTGGCCGTGTGCCGGTTCAGCTTCGCCAGCCGCGCGGATGCGGCGGCCTTCGCCGCCTGCGGGCTCGCGAACGCGTGCCGCTCGGTATGCACGGCCGCCGCACCAGGCGGCGCATCCGGATTCGGAATCACGAGATCGATCTTCTTGCCCGACTTCGCGTCATGCACCTTCGTGCGCACCGCCGCGAAGCTCGCGCGATCCGGAAACGAGATCTCGTAGTCGATCAGTTGCTCCGGCGTGAGCAAGAGCGCCGGCAACACCTTGCCGCTCGCGCTCTTGCCGCCGCCGATCGGCGTGACGATCAGCTTGCCGGCCTTCACGGTCGCCGTCGCTCCGTACTGCCGCGCGATCCGCGTGACGAAGTGCAGATCGCTTTCGCCGAACTGGTCCGCGCGCGGCACGACGACGTCGATCGAGCACGCGGCCGCCCACTTGTTGCGCCGCGCGATGTCGCCGACGACGTCGGCAAGCTTCGCATTCGACCAGCTGCCGTAGCGGTGCGTCTTCGACGTCGCCCGCAGGTTCGCCGGCCGCCCCCGGATCGCCACCGTCGCCGGCGGCCCGCGCAACACGATCTCGTCAATCGCGTACTCGCCGAGCAACGACAGCCCTTGCCCCGCCCAGCCGAGCGAGATCTTCAGCGTCGCGCCCTTCGGCGGAAAGCGGATCACGCCGTCACGGTCGTCGAGCTCGATCTCGCACTCGTCCGCCTCGAGGCCGAGCTTGTCCGTCGTCCGGATCCGCAGCACGCGATCCTGAATCGTGCGCGTGATGTCCGCGCCGTTCGCGATGATCTGGAATATCGCCTGCATCGCCCGCCCTCACGACCAGAGCTGTATCGGCTCGTCGCGCGGCGCGTCGAGATCCGGCAACGTGATCAACACGCCTGCGCGGAACGGCTGCGGCTCGCGCGCGAGGCCCGGATTCGCCTCGTAGACGGCTTCGACGGTCCCGCTCAGCGTGCCGTAGGCGGCATAACAGAGCGTGTCGAGCACGTCGCCGTCAGATGTTCTTAAAGTCCTCGCCATAGCGGCCAAACTCCAGACTGAAGGTTTGCTTGCGCGGCGCTCCGTCCGACATGAGCGCCTCCTGTTCTTCCTCGACACTTTGCAGATACCAGCGCCCGAGCACGTCGCCCGTGCCGGCCGTGAGCTGCACCGGCTTCATTCGCCCGCCGATCGCGCGCAATGCCTCCAACTGGCGCGCACCCGCCCCGAGCGCCGCGAACACGACGCCGGACAGCACAATCGTTTCGCCGCCCTGGCTCACCGCCTGCAACGCCTCCGGCCGGTTCAGGCGCTCTTGCGACGCGACCTTGTAGCGCGTCGTGCGCCGCAGCTTGTCGAACGCGGCCGTCGACAGCCCGAAGTTGAAGCGCCGCCCTTCCTCGGTCGTCAGCGTCAGCAGATGAGGGGTAGCCGACGAAGCGTCGCCGCCCAATGCATCGAACACCGCGCCGAGCCCGGTCGCCTGCAACACCGATTTGGCGGCCTTCGCCGTGTCGGTGCCGACGACGGCGGCGAACTGCGTCTCGACGCCCTTCAGCGCCGTCGTCACGGTCTGCGCCGCCGCGTGGATCTGCGGATGGTTCGACGCGTTCGCGATCCGCAGCACGCTGCCGACCGCGCCCGCCGTCGCGCGAAACCCGCGCGTCACCTCGCCGACCTTCGGGCTCAGATCGGTCGCGACCGACAGCGCACTGCTCGCGCCGTTCAGCAGCTCGGCGGCTGACGTCAGGTTCCCCGTCGCGAGCTTCGTCAACGTGTCGACCGTGTTCTGGCTCGCCGCGCGGTTGCGCTCGTAGACACGGCTCACGTGCTGCACGCGCTCGGCCGCGATGCTGGCCTGCGTCGCCGCCTGCGTGATGCTCTTCACGAAATCCATCGGCGCTCCTACAGGTGCGGCGCATCGAACAGCGCCGACCGGTTGTTGTTGTTCATCGATTGGGTCATCGCCCGTTGGATCTGCGGATTGATACGTGCGAGCAGCCGGTCAGCCATCTCCTGATCCGAGCCGCCCTCCAGCTTGATGTTGAAGACCGGCGCAAAGCTGTTTTGCTGCTCGACCTTGAACGCGCGCCGCTCGGCGACGCCGGGCTCGACGAGCGCCTTCGCATTCGCGACCGCGCGCGCGGCTTCCGGCGTGTCGCCGCGCTGCTGGAACGCCCATCGCGTGAGTGCGCCCAGCAGCTTCTGGCCGGCGAAGGTGCCGATCGCCCCGCCCGCGACGCCGCCGATCGCAGCGCCAAGCGGTCCACCGAACGCGCCGATCGACGCGCCGAGCTTCGCGCCGACGACGCCGCCCGCGAGACTGCCGCCGATGCCCGCGAAGCTCTCGGCCTTCCGCGCGCGCGGATCGTCGCCGGCCGCGACCGCGTATGCGTCCTTCGCGGCGAGCCCGAGCTTCAGCACCGTCCCGGCGAGCGCGATCTTGCCGGCATACGGCAACACGCGGCCGGCAATCCCGCCTAGCGCCCGGCCAAGCCGCCCGAAGCGCCCGGCCTTGCCCGCCCTGCCGCTCGCCACACCTGCCGCGCCCTCGATCAGATCGCCGACCGATCCGCCGCCGATGCCGCCGCCCCGCATATTGACGACGAAGACACGCTGCACGCCGCTGGCCGTCACGCCGAGCGCATCGAGCGCCTGAGCGCCGCGCCCCGGCTTCGCTCCCTTGCCGCCCTTCCCGCTGCGCTCGCCGCCTCGCGCCAACCAACCACCACGCGCGACATCGAGCACGCCGCGACCAATCGACCACGCCGCACGCGCACCGCGATACGCGATCGCCGCGCCCGCGATGCCGATGACAGCCGCCGCCGCACGCGGCGACGCATCGACGATGTCGCGCACCTTGCCGCCCGCCTTCTTCGCCTGCTCGCCCGCAATATCCGTCACGGGACGCAGCGCGTCGCCGATGCTGCGCATTGCCTCGTCCCACTGATCCGCAACTTCTTTCCAGATCTGCTTGGACGCGTCGCGGCGGTCTTTGAGATCCTTCTCGATCTCGCCGCTCGCCGATGCGGCGTTGCGCTTCAGATTCGAGTAGAGATCGGCGTTCTGCAAGTACGCGGTGAGCGCCGCCTTCACCTGCATGTCGTTGAATAGGTCGCCCGTCTTCATCGTCTCTTCGAACGCGCGGATCTGCTTCTGGCGCTTGGCCGGATCCAGCTCGGCGTTGATCGACTTCGCCGTCTCGGCCAACTGCTTCGCCTTCGCCGGATCGACCCGCTCGATGTACGCACGCGCGAGCACGAACGACGCTTCGAGCGTCGACCAGCCCTTGCCGATCGCCTCCTTCATCTTCGCTTCGTAGTCGACGCCGGCTTTCTCGTAGTTGCGCTTCGTCTCGCCCGAGCCGATCTTCGAGAACCAGTTCTTCAGGTTGTTCGCGGCTTCGTCGGGATTGCCCGCCGTCTTCATCTGCACCTGAAGCATCGCGCCCAGCTGCGTGACCGAATCCTGCCCCGTGATGCCGATCTTCTTCATTTCGGCGAGCAGCACCGGGAACCAGCGGGCCATGTCGACCGACTCGAACGAGCCTTCCTTGCCGAGATACGCGATCGCCTCCAGCGCCTTGAGCATCGCGGCCGGATCCTTGATGTCCGCGTTCTGCTCCAGCGCCTGAATCATCTTCGCCGTCTCGACGCTCGTCGCACCTTGGCCGACCGAAAACTTCGCGACGGCCGGCGCGAAGCCGAGCGCTCGGTCGAGATCCATCCCGCCCGCGACCATCTGATTGACCGCCTCGGCCAGTTCGTTGCGGTTCATCCCGTTGGCCGATGCATCGCGCCGAATCCGGTCGGACATCGCGCGCTCTTCGCCCGTGCGCGCGATGCCCGCCTTGATCGCGATGTCGCGGATGATCGCCTGATACTGCGCCGACACCATCGTCGGCACCGCGATCGCGGCGGTCAGCTTCATCGAGTCGCCAATCGCGCCGCGCATCGCCTCCCGGCCGCCGCTCAGGCGCTCGTGCCCCATCGCGCGCAGTTCGAGCCCGCGCGCGGTGCGGCCAAGCCGCGCATACGCGCGATCGAGCCGGTCAACCTCGATGCCGGCGTCGCGCAACGTCCGCAGATTCGAGTCCAGCTTGCGCCGGATCGTCTCGGCCGCACTGTCGCCCGCACGATGCAGGCGGCGGAACTCGTCCTGTAACTTGATCGTCTCGCCGATCTGGCGCTGCCACATGCCCTTTTCGGCGGCCGTCTTGCGCAGCCCGACGATCTTCGATTGCGTGTCGGAGATCGCCTTGCCGAACGTCGCGGATACCGCCCCGCCGATCACGATCCCCAACGCGATTTCGCGTGCCATCTCCGCTCCCTGTCACATCAGTCCGTCAACCACCACACCAGATCCTCAAGCGTCAGATCGTCGACCGCCTGAGGGCTCACAGCGCACTCACGCAGCAGGCGCTTCGCCATCGCCTTGACGGTCTTTTCGTGCAATCGGGCCAGAGGTTCGAAAGGAGTCGTACGCGCGCTGCATCGCCACGTAGTCGGCCATGTCCATCTGCTCCAGCTCGTCGGGCGCAACGTCGGCGAGCATCGCGAACAGCGTGATCTCGCGCAGTTCGTCGTCGTCCTGCGCGCGCTTGCTCGCGCCGCGCACGTCGCGCACCTTCGGGCGGCGCATCGTCAGCGTGTCGCGCAGCACGCCGTCGAGCGTGATCGGGTATTCGAGCTTGATCGTGATCGTGTCCATCGGGTTTCCTCGAAATGTAAAAAGGGGCGCACGACGCGCCCCTTGGGTTCAAAGTTGCTTTGCCGCGCGTCACATGCCGAGATCGCGGCGCACCTGCGCGAGCTGATCGACGCCGTCGATCACGCGCACGAAGCCGAAGACGTCGATCTCATGCATGACCGCGCCCGCGATCTCCAGCTTGTAGTAGTTCAGCGACGCGGCGTATTTGATTTCAGCCTTCTCGCCCGGCTTCCACGAGCCGGAATCGACCTCGGTCAGCATGCCGCGCATATGAACGGCAACGGCTTTCGAGCCGCCCTTGATGTCGCGGAACGACCCGCGAAACGTCGCGTTGAACGCGGTGCCGTCCGCGATGCCGAAGAACTTCAGCACATCGCGCTCCAGCGTCGACATCGCGAACGACGCTTCGAGCGCCTCCATGCCTTGGTCGGTCTTCACCGCCGCGTCCATGCCGCCCGCGCGGAAGTCGTCCGTCTTGATCTTCAGCTTCGGCGGCGTCACCTCGGTCGTGCGGCCGACGAAGCCGCGACCGTCGACGTACATCGCGAGATTGAAAAGCGTTTCCGGAACCAAGATTCACCTCCTACGATTGGGTATCGAGCACTTCCGCGAGCCACTGATTCGTGACCTCGAAGCGGAAGATCGGGTTTTCGGCGGGCGGAACGTCGGTGAACCGGATGTTCCAGTACACCTTGCCCTGTTCGAGTTGGCTCGCGCTGTTCAGGCGCGGATCCGCGTAGACCTCGAAATTGATGATCGCGCCCTGCGTGCGCAGATCGCGCATGAACGCTTGCAGCCCTTCCGTGACGTCCTTCACGTAGGTCGCCGTGATGCCGCGGTCGACCGCCCACTTGTGGCCCGCCTGCACCGCATCCATGACGATGTCGAGCGTGCGCACGCGCGTGACGAACGACCATTTCGGATCGGCCGACAGCGTGCGGTTGCCCCACAGCCTGAAACCGCCGTCGCGAATGATCGTCGTGACGAACGCGTTGTTCAGCAGGTTCGCGCGGCACGTCTCGTCGCCGTCGAGGAACTCGATCGGCCGGCTCGTACCCGTGATCCCGACGATTTCCTTGTTCGACGGCGACGCCCAGAAGCCGATCGCGGCGTCCGTCTGGCAGAACATGCCGGCCGCGTACGCGGACGCCGGCGCATCGGCGTCGACGTTCGCGCCCGTGTCCCAGTAGCGCACGCCCGGATCGACCAGATACAGCCGTTTGCTGCCGAAGTTCCTTGCGTAGGCGATCGCGGCCTCGTCGTCGGTGTTCGGCCCGTCGACGATCGCGACCGCGCGCAGCTTGTTCGCGAGCGCGTCGGCCGCCGTCGCCACCGCCTGCTTCGACGTATGGCCCGGCGCGATCAACAGGCGCGGTTGCAGGTTGAACAGCGATTTCCCATCGAGCAGCGCTTGCAGGCCAGTCCGCCTGCCGGCCGCCGAAACGCCGCCGATCACGTCGGTCGCGAGCTGCGCGGCGTCGCCCTTCTTCTCGACGCCGACCGCGACGATCGCCGCCTTGCTCTGCGCGAAGATCGCGCGCGCGGCTCGCGCGACGGCGCTGTGCTCGCCGAACGCCTGCGCCGCGTCGTGTTCGCTCGTGAGCCGCACCGGCACGTCCGGTTGCACGAGATCCGCGCCCGGCGCGTACGTGTCGACGAGGCCGACCACCGACGACGACGGCACGGCGATCGTGCGCGGGCCGACGTCGACGATCGTCGTCGTCACGCCGTGATAAAACGAGGTAGCACCCATTCAGGTCTCCAGAAAAGAAAAAGCCGCTTGGGTAAGCGGCTTCGATTGCGAGTAAGCGGCGGTTACTAGGGTCGCGTCGACGAGCTGCGTTCGCGTGCCATCTCGGGTTGCTCGGGCCATGTCGGCTCGCGCCGCGTCAGGTCGATCCCCTTGACCGCACGCGTGTACGCGATCCATGCGCGGGCCTGCTGCGCCTCACTGTCGGTTGCGTCTCCCAGCATGATCGCCGTCTGTAGCGGCGTCAGGGCGACGCTCGCGCGCTCCAGTAGCCGATCACGCATCGCCGTATTGCTCACGACGATCTGTTCGATGGTCGGCGGCGGCGGATCCAGCAGCACCGGCACGCCGTTATCGTCCAGCGCCATGCGCTTGCCCCGCGACTCGCCGTCGAGCAGCATCTTCCATTGCTCGTCCGTGATCTCGGTGCACGTCACGCCCGCCGGCGCGGGGCTGTCCACGCTGTCGTAAAACGCCGTGATGAAATTCTTCGAATCATGTGCCGCGAATTTCTGAGCCACTGTCCCACTCCTGAGTCAAAATCCAATCGCGAAATAATTGCCACCTACGCCACCCGACATGCCAGCGTTGTTCTGGCAACTCAAGGTCGCGCCGGTCTTGAATGCGGCGTAGGTCTGCACCGTGAAATTGCCGATCGAGCCGCCGCCGATCGTGGGCGACAGGCCCAGACACGCATTCGGGAAGGCGATCGGGAACGTCACGGTGGCGTTGGGATTGCCCGTGCCTGACGACATGAAGCTGCCCCACTGCAGAATCAGACCGTTCGGGAATTTCGAGAATCCCGGTATCGCCAGCGTCGCGGCGAACAGGTTGTCCCCCTTGAGGGCAGACGAACCCATGAGAATCTGCCATACGCCCCCGTTTCGGACGACCAGCGCGGGGGCAGGCGACGTCGGGGCCGGCCCCGTGACATACGAGGCTCCCACCGCGCTGCCGCTCGCGTTGTAAATCACGTCGCTGCCTTGCGTCACGATCGTGCCCGCCGCAGCAATAAAGAACGCCGCGCCCTCGGGAACGGTCGAGACCAACGGAAGCGTGACGGTCGGCGACTTGGTGCTATAGACGACCATCCCCGCCTGTCCGGCTTTCAGCGTGATCGCGCTTTCCGCATCGACCGCTCCCGAGAAACTGCCGAGCGCACGCTGCACGAATGCGGTCGTCGCGAGGCGAGCCGAGTTGTCGAACTGCGACGCGGTCGACCAGTTCGGACCGGCCATGACCGACGAGAACGGCAACTGCGCGCTACCGCCGGCTGCGATCCACTGTCCTGGCGGGACAGCGACGAGGAGCAAACTATCCCCGAGCGTCAACGTCGCGCTCGGATTCCCTCCGTTCAGGAGAATCGAATCGTTGCCGTCGCGAACGATCGTCAAGGGGGCGTCGCTGCTGTTGTTGAACAGGAACGTGCCCCCAAGCGGCATGGTCGACACGGCCGGCAAGGCGAACGTCGCCGCAGCGCCTCCCCAGAAATTGATGCAGCTTCCCGCTTGCGATGCCGTGAGCTTCTGCGACGAAATGTATGACGCGAAATTCACATTCCCGAGCGCGCGCCTGACGAACTCGGTGGTCGCCATTCTCGTACTGCTGTCGAGCGGAGCTGGCGTGGTCCCTTTCGGTGCGCCAGTGAACGTCGGGGAATCCAGCGGCGCCTTCTGAGACAATGCGTTCGTCATCGTCGTCGCGAAGTTCGGATCATTCCCGAGCGCTTTCGCAAGCTCGTTCAACGTGTCGAGCGTCGACGGAGACTGGCCGACCAGATCCGCCAACCGCTGCGAAAGATCGGTTTTCGTCGCGTATTGAGGATGCGGATCGACGGCGGACGCATGCGACTCCTGCTGTTGCTTGAGGTACTTCGTGCGATTGGCCAGTTGCTTCGCTTGCAGGTTGTCGATCCCATCCGGGCCACCTATCACCGGGTCCGACGTCTCCAATTGATATACGCCGTCTTCCCATTGGGCTTGTTCTTTCAGGTTTGCCACGCTGCTACCACTCCCCGAGAATATTGGCCGTTGCGGACGGCCGTGCCGTTATGGCGGATCGCAATCGCCGAATAGTCGAGCTTCACCAGTTGACTGCGCGCGGGCGCGTAGCGCTCGATCGCGCGCATCAGCGCCTGCCCTTGACCGCGCGTGATCGGCTGCTTCAGCGTCACGATGTACTCGGCCCACGCGCTTGCGCGGCCATGAACGTAGTTGCCGTCCCGCCGCGCGGTGCCGTCGCGACGCTTCGCGACCCGCCCTTCCTGAATCTCGATTTCGCCGAAGCCGAGCCGCCGGACGATTTCGCGGACGGCCCACGGCGTGCCCTTCCTGCGATGCAACGCCAACGAGCCTTTGATCAACGCACGCCGCGCGTCGTCCGACTCGACCAGTTCCCACCCGTCGACGGCGACCGACCATGCGAGCCACGGCAGGAACGCGGCCGGACATCGATCGACGTCCATCAGCGTGCGCAGGATCTCCGGATCGACGCTCGGCCGCAGCACGCGCGCGAGCGCGGCTTCGAGCGGCGTCTGATTCGACGGCAATAGACGTTCACTCATCGAGCACCTTCAGATTCAGGACGACGGACGTGCAATCGGCGAACTCCTGCCCGTTGCACGTGACGTCGCCCAGCGGAGCTTTCAGGTCGACACGCGCGACGCTGCTGCCGCGCGGATGCAGCGCGCCCGCGATCGCCGATCGCGCCATCCCGAGCTTGAGCCGGCGTGCCGCGTCGATCGCGGCGTCGAGATCGCGCCGTCGCTCGGCCAGCACGACGGCGGGGTCCGGGCCGCGTCCCACGTAGACGTCCGCCTCAATCACGTATGCAACCGGCCGGGCCGGCACGACAAGCACCGTGTCGGTCAACGGCCGCACGTCTTCGGCGGACAACGCCGCGCGCACCTTCGCGAGCAGCGCGTCATTCGCGATGCCCCCATTCGACTGCGACATGATCGTCACGCGAACCGTGCCCGGCTCCGGACGATCGACTTGCACGTCGAGCACCTCGGGCGACACGTCGAGTGCGTGCTTGCGATAGGCGTCGATCGGCCCCGCGTCGGTCGACGTCTCGATCGCCAGTTGCGTGCGCAATCGGAACCGCTCGTCTCGCTCGTAGATCGGCGAGCGCGGTGGCGTCGCATCCGGATCGCCGGGATCGACGAGCGCCTTCTCGACGCCCATCAGCGCGGCAACGTGTTCGAGATCCGCGCCGGTCGCGTACGCGAGCATGGTCGCCCGCGCGGCATCGTTGAGGCGTGCGCGCGATCGGATCTCGTCGTATGCGGCCAGCTCGATCAGCTTGACGACCGGATCGGATTCGAGCGCGGCGCTCCAGTCCGGATAGATGCGCTTGAAGTACGCAAGCTTCATCTGATACGCCGCTTCGAAGTCGAGCGTCTCGACCAGATCGGGCGGATCGAGCAGCGACAGATCGATCATCGTCATACCGTCACCTCGAAGATCTCCGCCTTGCCGTCGACATGGCCGCGAATCTCGAACGTCACGCGCCCGTCGACGACCGCAAGCGCGGCGACACGATCGAGCTTGATACGCGGCTCCCATCGCCCGATCGCGCGCGCGGCTTCCGCCTGCGCCGACGAGATCCAGCCGCGCGTGATCGGCAGGTCGACCATCGTCGGGATGTCCGAGCCGTACTCGGGCCGCTCGCGGCGCGTGCCCCGGCGCGTGCCGAGAATGTCGCCGATGCTTTGCTTCAGATGCGCGAGACCGCGCAGCGGTGCGCCGGTCCATCGATCCATGCCGACCATCTCATCGATAGCGCTCATACGCGGCCCTCAAGCCGTTTGAAGTCCGGATGCGCGTCGAGATACTCGATATGCGACGCGACGCTCGCGAGCACCTCGCCCTTGATGACGCGCAGCACCGAACCGTCCGGGAACACGACGACGCGTGTCCGAAAGCGCGTATCGACGAACGTGGCGCGCGGCTGGACGAGCAGCGCACTCGTGTGCGATGGTTCTTTTGCCATGTGCTGACTCCAAAAATGTGAAGCCCCGCGATTGCGGGGCAAAGTGACTTGGAAGACCGACCGGCTACAGCGGCGGCGACACGGGCGCTCCGTCGCCCTGCTCCCTGTGGCTGTGGCCGAGGAACGACTTGCTGCCGATCTCGACATCGCCCGTGTAGCGAGCACCGCCGTCGACTTCCACCGCCGGCCCGCCGTTCGCGCCTGCTCGGCCCTGCATGCCGCCGTTGAACGTCAGGCGCTGCCCGGTCGTCGTGTTGCCCGTGAACGTCGAGTCCGGAACGTCGCCGAGCAGTTTCTCGGTGCGCAACGTCACGCCGTCCGCCCGTAGCTCCAGCTCCGTCTCGCCGATGCGGAAAACGATGCGCCCCCCTGCCGGCACGTCGACCCGGTACTCGTGCGACGCGTGGTCATAGACCTGCGACGCCCCATCCGGAAAATCGAACGCCGTTTCGTTCGGGCTGCGCCGTGCTGCCCCGCCGTGCTGCTCGGCGTAGTAGCCCGGCACCGCGTACGCGCTCGACAGCTCGCCCGACGCGGACAGGATGGATGCCTGCTCGCCTTCGGACGGCGGCCGCCAGAAGCGCACCGCGCCCGCCGCGACCGTGAACCACGGCAACCAGTCGCTGACCCAATCGCCGACCCGCACGCGGCATCGCGGCGGGTCGTACGACACCGCGTCGACCGTGCCTTGCTGCACGAGGCAGGCGAGCCGCCGGTCGATCTCGCCGATTTCATACTCGAGCATCGTCACTCCGGATAGTCGGCCGGCGCGTCCTGCGCCGGATCCCAATAGCTGCTTTCGTTGCCCGGCCCCGTCGACGGATCGACGCCCCATACGAGCGTGCTGCCGTCCGGGATCGCTTCCGGCTCGCCGCCGATGCCGAATTCGTGCGTCCATTCGACAAGCCACACGAGGTACGTGTCGAGCTGCGGGCGGAACGGGTCTTCGCCAACCTGAACCACCCTGCCGGGCGCGATCGGCAAGCCCCACGTCTGCATGTGAACCGCGAGCGCGAGACGCGCGGCGATTTCGCGCACATGCAGCTCGTGTTCCGCGCCGTATGGATCGACGATGATGCGCGCCTGCATGCGCGCGATCAGCGAAATGCAGCCGGTCCCGTCGTCGTGTCCGGGCTCCATTTCGGACAGCTCGACGGCGATCAGCGGCGTCCGGATCTGCGCACCGATCTTCGGATACGCTTCGATCCGCTCGAAGGTCGGCAGCGCTTCTCGCAGGCCCTTCACGATCGCGTCGTGCAGCAATTTGAGGTTATCAAGCACGTCCCATTACCTTTTGTAGTTCGTAGTTCACTTCCTGCCTCAGGATCGTCAAGAGCCGTTCCTCGCAAGTCTTCGCCGCGCGGCGAAACGCCGGCTCGCCCGTCTCGTGCCAATTGACCGTCACGACGCGGTACGGCAGCCGTGCCTTCCCGACGCGCTCGAAGATCGGCCCGTCCGGTTGCCGTTTCGACTGCCGCCATGCGCCCTCGAACGACGTGCGGCCGGCGCGCATGCCTTTGCGCGTCTTCGCCACCGAGCCGAGGCGGTGCGCCTCGATCGGGTTCAGGCCGAGCCACACCTTGCCGGTATCGGCCGACCGCAGGAAGAAATACAGCCGGCGGCGGATCGTCTTCTGCGGAATGCGCGTCGCCGCGCTGACTTCCTTCGCCGTCTGGCTCTTGATCCATGCGGCCGTCTTGCGCAGCGTGCGCCGCCACGCGGCCTGCATCGCGGACGGCGACAGGCCCTGCAAGACGGCCGTGACCGCGCCGACGTCGATTTCGACTTTCAGTCGGTTCATGTCATTGCAGCGCCAAGATCGTCCAGCCCGTGCCGTCCGGCTGCGCCTCGACGACGCGATAGCGCCCGCTGCGCGCAGTCACGACGCTGCCCGGCTGGATGCCGGCGGCGTCCGCGTCGATCACGTGCAACATCGGCGCGACGAGGTTCGTGCGTTGCGAGCCGAGATCGGGACCGAGCCACGGCGCATTGAACATGCCGCGCACGGGCCGGCCGTCGACGAAGACATCGTCGTCGCCCAGATCCCGCAGCACGGCCGCGTCGACGTCCGTCATCAGATCGTGGAACGCCATGCGTCACGCCTTCAGACGAATGCACGCGCGCGGGCGCGTACACAGATGGATCGGGTTCGACTGCGCCTCGATCTCGACGCCCTTGTTGAACGGCATGATTTCCTGCCGTGCGTAGTACGGCAGCCCGATCGTGTTCACCGCGTCGACGTAATCGCCGGGCGCGAAGCGCGAGATGAACAGATCCGGCACGCCTTCGGGCACCGCATACGCCTCGTCGTCGCCGACGAACGGGATGCCGCCGATCTTGCCCCGGTAACGCTCGAACACGATGCCGTCGAGCTCGATCGCGCCGCGCGGGTCGCCGCGCAGCGCCGCCGCTGCCGCCGTGTTGAGGAACGTCTCTTTCACGGTCGGCAGCGTCAGCAGCTTGCGCCAAAAGTTACGCCCGCAGAACGCACGCACGCTCGAAAACGGCACGTTGCCGAGCGCATCCTCGATCGCTTCGAGCGTGTCCTCGTTCTTGATCCGGATCTCGGTCTTCGCGTTCGACAGTTCGTATTCGATCACCTGCTGCTCGATGCCGAAGCGGTCGAGCAGGTTCGCGACGACATGCTTGCCGTCCGCGTCGAGGATCACGCCGCGCACCGCGCCGAGGCGGTGGTACTCGTGCGTCGCTTCGAGCTGGCGGCGCATCTTCGCGAGCCGCTTGTCGACGTAGCGCTGGACCGTCTCCAGTTCCGAATCGTCGCCGAACGCGCGCAGATTCTGGATCTCGTCCGCCTTGATGACCGCGCGCTGCGGCAGATGGACCGTGTTGAACGGAATCAGGCTCGGCTTGCTGCCCAGCACGTTCGGCGCGGGCTGACCGCGCACGCCGGACTGCACGAGCGCGAGCGTGTCGCCGTCGCGCTCGATCTGCACCGTCGTCGTCGTGATGCCTTCCTCGTCGAACAGGCCCGCCTCGCCGAGCCGGCCCGGCACGTGCGGCTGCTCGTTGATTGCGGCGGTCATGGACGACAGCGAGAATGCGTCGTCGTTGAAGATAGCGATGTCTGCCATATGCACTCCGGAAATGAAAAAGCCGCGCATCGGCGCGGCTTCGGAATCAGGGAATTCGCTGCGATCAGCGGATGACGATGTGATGCGCGGCCAAGTCGTCGCGCGCGGGCGCGTCGAGCCCCGCGAGCAGGCGTGCGTCGACTTCGGCGAGCCGCTTGATCGCAACCGCCGGGCGCGGCTTGTCGGACGCCGGCAACGGCGCGTAGAGGATGCCGACGGCGACCTCCGCGCCGGTCGTCGCGGCGTTGTCGTACGGCGCGTATTCGCCAGTCCCGATCGTGCCGAGCACGCAGCCCGCCGGCAACGCCGGGCCGGCCGCGACGAGAATCGCATCGCGCGAGATCTGGCCCGGCCCCTCCGAGATCAGGAATTCGGCGGGCAACGCGCCCATGGTTTGGATGTTGGACATTCAGCGCTCCTTTCGGCGATGAAAAGTTACTTGGCCACGCGGCGGGCCGCGTAGATGTCGGACGTGCGCAACGTGCGGCCGCGTGCCTGCGGTTGCGTCTGCTGCTGCGCCGGATCGGGCCGGCTGTTGATACGGGCGCTTGATGCCGTGAGGCGCTCGAACAGCCGCGCGCGCACCTGATCGGGCGTCAGACCGTCCGCGACGTATTGCGCGGTCAGATCCGTCTGGTTCGCCGCGAGGCAGATCCCCGCGATATCGGTTGCGTTGCGGATCGCGCGATCGACCGTCTCGCGATCACGCAAGCCGGTCGCCGCGATCACGCCTTCGGCGCATGCCGCGAGATTGGCTTCCCGCAGCGAATTGAACACGTGCGCGGCGAGTGCCGTGACATCGGGCGTCTGAGGTTGCGGTTCCGGCTCGGGACCCGGCGTCGGATCGGTCGGCGTGTTCTCCGGCGGAACGGTCGAATCCGCGTCCGGTTCGTCAACCGCGTCGAGCAGCGCCACAACCTGCTCGGGCACGGCCGAGAAGCGCGCGAGAAGCGGCGCAGAGCCGGCCGATGCCGCGAGCTTGACCGGGGCCTCGATCACGTCGCAGAAACCCTTCTCCTTGGCCTGCGCGGCCGTCAGCCACGTCTCCGCGTCCATCATGGCCCGCACGTCGTCTTCGGACAGGCCGCTGCGCTGTGCGTACGCCGCCAGAATGCCGGCGCTCGCGTTGTCGAGCAGCTCGGCGACGCGGCGCAGATCCTTCGATTCGCCGGCCGCGACCGTATGCGGATGGTGGATCATCAGCAGCGCGTTCTCGGGCATCTCGATCTCGTCGCACGCCATCAGCACCAGCGATGCGGCCGACGCCGCGATGCCGTCGACGCGCCCCTTCACCTTGCCGGCGTAGCGGCGCAACGCGTTGTAGATTGCGAACGCGTCGAACACGTCGCCGCCCATCGAATTGATCGCGACCGTGATCGACGATGCGTCGGCCGCAGCGGCATCGAGCTGCGACACGAAGTTCTGCGCGTCGGTGCCCCAGAATCCGATGTCGCTATAGATCCGGATCTCGGCGACCTTGCCGCCGCCCGCCTGCGCCTGCGCGCGGATGTCCCACCACTTGCGGTTTCGTTTCATTCCCCGTCCTCTTTCAAAACACTGCCGTTTCCGTCTTCAATCGCGAGCTGCGTGTCGTATCGCAGGCCGAGCCGTTGCTCGCGCGCGAGATCCGCCGCGTTTTCCGCGTCGACCTGCTCCGGATCGTCGCCGCGCGCGAGCACCGCGCCCGTGCGGCTCGCGAGGCCCGCGCGGATCTCCATGCGCTTCGCGGTGACGTCCTGCACCGGATGGATATACGGCCAGCCCTGCGGCACCCATCGCACGCGCAGATAGTCGCGACGCCGGCGGAAGTAGTTCGGCATCGGCATCGCGCCCGACAGCGCGCACGCGTCGACCCACCAGCGCCACACCTTGCGGCAGAACTGGTGAATGAACACGTTCCACTGAATCTGTTCGACGCTGCGGCGAAATTCGTTGAGGATCACGCGCAGCACGCGGTCGCTGACGTCCCGCAGATCGCCCGTGAGCACTTCGTAAGGCATGCCCACCGAAGCGGCCGACGCCATGAGCTGCTGGCGCATGAACGGCACATAGTCGTTGCCCGCGCCCGGCGGCTCCGAGAACTTCACTTCCTCGCCGGGCGCAAGCTCCTGCATCCCACCCGGTTCGAGCGACACGACCGGCGAAAACCCGTCGTCGTCGTATCGCATCGGCGCGCCCGAAACGGGATCGCCCATCGGCCCAAGCTCCGCGTGCGGCTTCGTGATGAAGCCCGCGAACAGGTTGCTGACCTCTTGCCGGAACAGCACCGCGTCGTCGAAGTTGTCGAGCGAATGCAGCCGCAGCAGCACCGTCGATAGTTCGGGCACGCCGCGCACCTGCCCCGGCCGCAGCGCGAGGAACACGTGCGCGATCTCGTCGGCCGGCACGCGCACCGTCCGCGTGCTGTCGCCGGCCTGTCGACCGTACTCGCCGGGATGCCGCGTCAGCAGGTGATAGGCAATGCGCCGTCCGTCGTCGTCGAACTCGACGCCGTTGACGATCTCGCCGCGCGGCAGGCGTTCGTTCTTGCTCACCGGCAGATGATCGGCTTCGAGCAACTGCACCTGCAACGGCACGGCCAAGCCATCGTGCCAGCTGCGCAGACGCCGCCGCACGAGCACCTCGCCGTCGCTGAAGAACGCGCGAGCGGCCAACGTCTGCAAACCCGCCATGTCGAACAGCCCGTCCGCGTCGATCTCCTCGGTGCTGTCTTCCCAAAGCTGCTTTTGCGCGTTTCGCATCGCCTCGTCGGGATGTCGCGGATGCGCCTGTATGCCGGAACCGATCGTGTTCGACACGAGCCGCGTGATCGCGGCCTTCGCCCATGGGTCGTTTCGGATCGCGTCGCGCGCCCGATGCCGCATCAGCGGCAGGTTTTGCGCGGCCGCCGCGTTCGGTCCGGCACTCGACGCCTTCCACGACCGTGCGCGAGCGCCGCCCGTGCTCGCCGATTCGTACGCCGCCGCCTTCAGCCGCGTCGGCACCACGAACCCGCGTCGCGCGAGCATCGGATACGCGCGGCTCATCGAACCCCCTTGCCGGCGTGCCGCAGCCGAACGATGCGCGAGCGCCCGCTCGCGCCGTCGAGCGCACGAATGATCTCGGTTTGCGCCTCGCGAAGCTCCAGGATCGAGCGATACTTCACGCGGCGATCCGCGTACTGCACTTCGAGCTCGCCCTTCGCGATCGCGGACTGGATGCGATCCAGATCCTGCCTTGTGTAAGCCATCGGCTTTCTCCTAGCGACGCGTCAGGTAGGCCGAACGGCCGACGCGACGCCCCTGAATGCGCGAAACCCCGCTCGGTGGCGGGGTTTCGATGGGTTGTGCGGCTTGCTGCGGTGGCGGTGCGGTGTCCGTACCGTGATCCTCCGGCGGATCCGGCAGCACCTCGACCGGCAGCGCCGACGGCAACGCGTCGAGCACCGGCACCGCCTCGAACAGCGACACCTGCGACAGGCGCTGCTGCTCAACCTGCCAGTGCAGTTCCGTCATCAGATGCGTCTTGACGCTGCGCGCCGCGTGCAACGCATACGCCTCGCAGTCGAGCGCCTCGTTTCGCGCGCCGGCCTTCTTCTGCCAGACGCGCTTGGTGCCGATGCGTGCGGGCACCTTCACCTCGGCCGTCAGCTGCGACAGATAGTCGAACCGGACGTCGCGATACCAGTGCATGCGTCCGGGGCCGTCGCCTTCCAGCTTGAGCCGGTTGTCGAGGATCAGATCCTTGGCCTTGCTGACACCGACCATATACGGCCGCAACCCGTACTTCGCCGCCTTGCTGTTGTTCCGCGTCGAGTCGACCGACGCGCGCGGCGTGCTGAAGATCTCCGCATTCGCATCCGTGCTGCCCTTGATCGCCAAGACGTTCAAGCCCCGCCGCTGCGCCGCGCGCACGTACTTGTAAACCGCGTCCGACGTCGAGCCGTCCGACGAGTCGATCGATGTCGCCCGGACCCGCAGCAGGCCGCCTGTTTCATGCCGGTACGCGTGGGTGATCAGCGTCGTGAGCGCGCCCCATACGCCGCCCGTCAACGGGTCCTCGCGTTGGTCCATCACGTTGCCGAAGATCTCGTCCCATACGACCAGCCAGCTTTCCTCGCCACGCCCCCACGCGCGCAACACGATCGCGAGGCGATCATGCTGCACGTCGACGCCGAGCGTCAGCAGCAGACCGCCCGCCGGCACCACGAACGCCGGATACGGCAAGGCGCGCTCGGCGAGCGCGTCGATCTCGGGCAGATCGGTTTTGTACTTGTACGGCCGGCCCTTCGAGTTGTTCACGAACGAGCGCATTTTCGTGTCGTCGCCCGCGCGAAGGGCTTTTTCCGCCGTCAGCCACTTCTTCACCAGTTCGGCCATGCGTGAGCCGGGGAACGGCGATACCAGCTCGTTGAGCCGGAATCCGGCCACGCCGTGAAACGGGGCCGTCGCAACCCACCGCCCCCGGCGCACCGCGCGAATCCGCATCGAGTCGTCCCACAACGAGCCGCAGTGCGGGCACGTGTACCGCGCCGACTCGGGGCGGGCGCGACCGTACACCTCGTGCGCGATCTCCGCGTCGTCGGTCCACGTGACGTTTTCCCACACCAGCTCGTGCTCTTCGCCGCAGTCGGGGCACGGCACCAGATAGACGCGCTGATCCGATGCCTCGTATGCCTGCTGAATGCGCGAGAAGCCGTCGACGGTCGGCGTGCCGCCGAAAATCACCTTGCGGCGGCTGTCCGAGTAGCTCTTGTTCCGCTCTTCGAGCAGCGTGATCGAGTCGCCCTGCTCACGCACGTTCTGGTTCGCGTCGTCCGGTTCCTCGACCGCGACCACGGGCGCGGGCGTCGACTTGACGTCGTCCGGCGCGTTCGACGTGATGAACTTCAGGAAGCCGCGCGGGAACGTCTTGTGATCCCACAGGTTGTTCTTGTCGCGGCTCGCATGCACGGGCAGCTTCGCCGACAGGCGCGGCGTCACCTCGACCATCGGCTCGAACTTCTCCATGTTGAACTTCTTCGCCGACTTCTCTTTCGCGAACATGACGATCATCGGGCACGGGTCGACGTCGATCCGCCGGCCGATGTAGTTCAGCAGCACCCCATCCGTCCATGCGACCTGCGCCGACTTCATGCACACGACCTTTTGCACGGTCGGATCGTCGAGTGCCGCGTGCATGCCGAACACCCACGGCGTGATGTTCGGGTTATAGCGCCCGGGGCTCGCCGTTGCCTTCGCGCTCATCCGGCGGTGCTTCCTCGCCCACTCCGTTGTCCCGATCCGTTCCGGCGGGCGCAGTAGCTGCACGATTCGCCGAATCACCGCTCGAACCGTCTGGGTCGTATCCAGAAAGCTGTTCAAGACACCCATACATATGCTCGTTCAACCATTCGAGGTCAATTTCAACGTCATACAGCGCGCGCAGCTCCTGGACCAGCTTGTCGGAGAGCGCGAGCAGTTCCGTCTGAAAGGCACCGACCATCTGGCCATATGCCTGCTCAAGCTGCGCTGCGTTGACCAACTGCCCTTTCTTTTCGGCCAGCGTCAGCAATTTGATTTCGCGATCGACACGTTCGGTCATCGCGCGTTCGGCCACAAGATCGATGCCGGTCTCGCTCGCGCGACCGGCCGCCATCTCTCGCAAGTGCCGAAGGTAAGCGATGCGGATCTCATCCATCGACGCCGTCCGATAGTCGATGTTGAGTCGGTCAACCAGACGCGAAACCGTCGACCGTTCAAGGTCGAGGTGCTCCGCGATCTGCTGCTGAGTCAACATGTGAATGTGCCCCCCTATAGCGATTCAACAGTAGAGAAAAAGCGCGGGTGCGCACCCCCGCATGCACCCGCGCCATAGGGTCCCCTGCCGATTTTCTAGGCAGCGGCGGCCCCGATCGCGAGCACCGCGACCGCGATCGCCCGCGTGGTCCATCGCCCACACGATGCGGTCCATCGCATCGTCGAATACGAAGCCGCGCGCGGTAACGCACCCCGTGCTTCGATCCTCATCCCACGCGGACCAGACCTCGCCCCGCCCGCCATTGGCTGACTCGCTTCGCATTTCCGCGCCCCAATGCAAAAAGCCCCGAGGGCTTTCGCACTCAGGGCTTTGAAATTCATTTGGTAGGGCAAACACCCCGCACAATCTAACTACTCGTCAAGCGATACTCCAAGCGTCGCGTACAGCCTGCGCCATTGATCCGTCGTCGGCGCAATCCAATACTGCAACGCAAATGCCCACGGCACGACTCGCAACACAGCTTACAAAATACCGGTCGCAGCTTACCTAACAGTCATCGAAGGTTGCTCTCGGATCACGTAGGGCTAGGCGGAGGTGCGGGAGGCGGAGGCGGATCCGGATCCGGCTCTGGCACCGGGGGAGGCACTGGTCCCGGATTTGGCTCCGGAACCGACGGAGGGTCATTCGACGCCTTCTTCAACCGAAGTGCCGCTACCAAGATAGTTGCCGGCACAGTAACACGAAATGCGGTGCCAGCTATATCGTATGCAGTCCATACCGCCCCAAAAATCCACGTTGCCGGAACTACTAATGCCGCCAGACGCCCCGCAAGCAACGGAGCAATTCTCGCCAATGCTTTGCCGCCGACGCCCTTAGTTACGCCATTTAAAATAGCTAGGGTGAACACATAGCTAGCGCTTCCACTGGATCGGAAAAAAGCGCTCACCTCCCGAGCCAGCGATGCTCGATCTTTCGCGGCGAAATCCTTAACTTTAAGCAATCGGGACAGATCGTTCCGTTTCTCGGGCGGTATGCTCCAAAGCATGTCGCCCACGACTTTCGTCAACAGATCTCTCTCGATGTTTGCGACTGGCGCATCATTTCGGTAGCTCACCTCCAACCTGTCGCAGACGTCGGTCAGCACTTCGCGATACAAAATACCCTCACCCCACCGAACAAAAAACGTCGTGAAGGTATTCGCGCCGAACCGTTGCAACTCTGCCGCAATAAGTTGCCAATAGCGGTGATGATCCGGCGCGTATTCCTTGTACGGGCCAGAATTTGTGAGTTCTTCTGTCCGGCGAAGTTTGCCGTCGGTATCACAGGTCAAGCAGTGCACCAAGTCGTCCAACTCGCTTGACTTCATTTCCCCCAAGAACTCGAGATCCGGATCCGATCGGTATCCCATCGCTACTCCATAGTAGTCGGTCATGAAGCGACGCTGCTTTTCTAGATTGCAAGCACGCTACAACGTTTCTGTATGGCACTGCCAGCTACCAAAAATGATAGGTAACACTGCGGTCTCCGAAGAGATTCCCGAATAGCTTGCCTGTCCATCTCCAAAATGAAAAAGCCCCAAGGGCTTTCGCACTCAGGGCTTTGGAATTCATTTCGTAGGGACGAGCGCCCCCACACGACCTAACGGGCTCCACTGTTTGTTCTTATGTCCCGAGAGGTTTGCACGACTAACGCGCGGTGCCAGCGATCATCCAGTGACGCGGTAAAGGATGACCGAAGTTTACGGCATTCACTCTTGAAATGGAAGTCCGTTCATCCTCGCAATTGTCGACTCATTGTGTCGAACGTTGAACCCTTCACGTTGTCGAGGAGCGCGAGCATGTCATGAAAGCGTCGCGACCAGTGACGCCGATACTCATCAAGCGGAATGCCGAGCGCGTGCGCGCGTGCTGCATCGTCGATCGGTCGACGCCCCGACCCCGCACAGTCGGGGCAGATGTACCGCCCGCCTGTCCGCACGACACCGCGACCTTCGCAGCGCATGCACTGATCATTGACCCACTCATCGAGCAAGCGAAGCGCGAAACGCTCAATGATATCCACCTTCGCCCGCTCGACGGAGTGCCCCGCGCGTTGGTCGCGACGCTCATCGCGCTTCAGACCGGTAAACCGCGAGCGCTTGAATCGCCCCGACGTTCGAATCATCTGCGCGAGCAGCAGCGTCGCGTGCCGGATCGATTCCCGCGTCACTTGCTGCCCGGCCTTGATGCGGAACAGCGAGCGACCGAGATCGTTCGCAAAGGCGAGCGCACCCAAAGTAACTTTCGGATCGGCAATCGGGTCGGTGAACTGACCACGCACGCTCATCGCGATTCCCGCCCGCTCCATCAGATCCATCATCCCTTTCTCCTTAACGTCCTAACGTCCCAATGTCCCAAGGGAAAAGGCTTGCAGGGGCGCGCGCGCCTGCGACATGCGCCGCTCACGTCGCGCATGTCGCGCGCCCGCACCCGCACACGAAGCCGTGCTTTGGGACGCTGGGACACGGGACGTCCACGGCGCGCCAAAGCGGGCAACGCGGCGCGCCGCGAACAGCATCGCGGCGCGCCGATCCTGATCAAAGCGGGCTGTCGTCATCGCCTGCCGCGACCGCTTCGAGCGCCGCTTCCGGCTCCTGCTCCTCACGCACGTAGTACCAGCCGCGCGAACCCGTCGACTCACGCTTGCGCACCCACCCGAGGGATTTCAGCGCCTTGCCGATACGGCGCTGTTCCGCAAGCGTCCATTTCGACGTGTCGAGCTTCAGGATGTCCGCGAGGATCGTCTCCATCGTCGTGTGCGACACGTATTCCAGCGCCTTCGCGATCTTGTCCTCGTACACGTCGCCTTCGTACCGCTCGGCCTGCTCGATCTCGAACAGCGGGCGCTCCTGCTCCGTCACGTGCCACACGACGCCCGAGCGGTACAGGTGGACAGCTTCGGCCCACAACTGATCGCGCACGCGCGCGATGCCGTCGATATCGACCAAGCCGCCCACGCGCAACGGCCAGTAACGCCGGTTGCCCGACTCATCCTTGAGGTACGTATCGAAGTTGACGGAACCCGCGAACACGCACTGACGCGGCACGTCCGTCGCGCGCTTGCCGTAGAAGTTCCGGAACCGGTCGACGGCCGTCGCGAAGAAGCTCTTGACCGCCGACGAGTCCGCTTTGTTCAACGAGTCCAGCTCGGCCAGCTCGATCACCCACTTGCCCGCCATCACCGCATAGGTGTCCTTGTTGCCGATCTGGATCGGCGTGTCGGTGAACCATTGTCCGCCGGCCAGCACCTTCAGTGCCGTCGACTTGCGAGCGCCCTGCTTGCCTTCGAGGATCAGCACGTTATCGACCTTGCAGCCGGGCTGCATCACGCGCGCGACGGCCGCGATCATCCACTTCATGAAGGCCAGTTGCACATACTCGCTGTCGGCCACGCGCAGATACGTCGACGGCATCGAGCGCACGCGCGGCACGCCATCCCATTCCAGCCGCCCGAGGTATTCGCGAACATCGTGAAAGTGCGTCGCGTCCGCGACCAGCAGCACCGCGTTCATCACGATATCGGTGCGCACCGAAATACCGTACCGCTGCGACAACCAGAGCACGCAGCGCTGATCGTCCATGTCCGTCCATTCGCCCACGGCGCCCTGCGGGAACGGCGGGGCCTTGCGCTTCATCACACGACCGCCGAAATCGTCCTGCTCGATCACGCCCCGCCACGCCTTGTGATTCGACAGGATCAGGTGCACGTTGCCGAGCGTCGGCAACAGCGTGCCCTTGTCCGACCGCGCGAGATCCCGCTCCCACGTGTGCGCGCCATTCTCAGCCTCGCGTCCATCCCATTCCGCCTGTCCTGCGGCAGCGGACGCCGCGGCCGGCGTCGGTCGTTCGGCATCGACGGCGGCCGTGCGAACGTCTTCGCTTGCTGGCGCGAGGACCGACAGGATCGCCGCCTGCACCTGCCGCGTGACCGCCTCCAACCCTTCCTCGACGTGCAGATCGTTGAAGTCGGTAAGCTTGCGCTCGCCGCGATCGGCGAACGTCGGATAGACGACGCTGACGCCGTCGACCTCGGCGGCCGCTTCGTATGCCCGTTTCAGGCCGGCATTCTCGAAGCGCTTGCGCCGCTGCGGCAGGACGTCGTTACCGTACGTCACCTCGACGTAAGCCACGCCGTTGTTGTCGACGCGGCGATGCGCGGCGACCATGTACCACGTCTTCTTCGCCTCGATCCGGGTCGGCGCGACATCGAACGGCAGCTCGCCCCGGAAGTCGAATTCCTCCGCGAGCCAGTCGCGCATCCGTTGCTCGATCTTCCAGTCGTCGTCCGCGCAGATCAGCACGTGCGTGTTCGGATGTGCGTCGCGCAGATAGCGGGCAGTCGACAGGATCCCCCCCGCATCGAAGCAGACGCAAAGCGCGAACGCTTCGGCCGTCGCCATGCGCACCGAGCGGCCGGTCGCATAGCCCTCGGCGATCATCACGAGTTGATCGTCCGCCTTCACTTCGCCGAGCAGGCAAGCCGCGCCCTTCTTCTCCATGCCTTTGTTGAAGCGTTTCGCGCCTTCCGGCGTGATCTTCTGAAGCCCCACGAGCCGCGCCTCGTCGCCGTACTGATACATGGGCACGAAGATCGTGCCGTCCGAATCGAACCGCACGCCTTCGGCCGTCACCTGCTTGCGTTCCAGATAGGCCGACGCGCCTTGTTCGCTCGCGCGCGCCCATTGGTCGCACGCGCGGTTCGCGGCCATGCGTGCCGCACGCGCCGCGCGTTCCGCTTCCGCCCGCTCGGCGGCCTCTTGGCGGCGACGCGTCTCGGCGAGCGCTTCCTCGCTCAGCGGCGCACCGTTCCACTGGAATCGCTCCGTGCCCGGATCGTCGCCGGAGAAGTGACCGAACGTGCCCGTATAGCCGATCACCGCCCCCTTGCTGACGACCTCGCGCAACTGATACCAGTACTTCTTGCGCGGGCCGTAGCGATGATGCTTGCCATCCGCGACCGGATGGCCGGACGGCAGTTCCGGATGATCGGCGTTGCGGAGCTGCTGAACGATTTGATCGAGCGTCGACATAAGGAATATTCACCTCTTGAAAGCAGTCCCTCGCGCGCGCGAATCCGAACGCACGGCGAGGGGAAAGAAATGGGGGAAAGATGCGATGCGGCGAACGCAAAGCGACTTGGGTCGCGTCGCTACAGTGTCTTGAGCAGCGCTTGCAACTGGCGCAGCTTGTCGGCCTCGCGCCCGTTCGCCGCCTGCTGCTCCTCGATCACGAGCGCGGCGGTTTCGATCTCGACGGCGATCTCGCGTATCGATTCCACGGTCGCTGTCAGACGGTTCGCGATGCCCGACAGCAAATCGATCGGCGATGCACTACTGTCGCGCTTGGCCGGCGCTTCACTCACGAGCGCGCGAGTGTCCGGTTCCTCCTCATCGCCCGTATCGGCCGAGGCGCACGACGTCGTGAGCCGGACACGTCGAAATTCGCCACGCGTCACCTCGCGGACGAGCCCGGCATCTCTCAACCGCGCGAGGCAGTTGTCCGCCGTTCGCGAATCGATTTGCGCCTTGGTCGTGGCTTTCACCTGCGCCACGATCTGCTTGGTCGTCCACGATTCTTGAATCGGCACGAACTCGAAGACCTTCTGCGCGACGGACGGCATACCGCGCAGAATGGATTGCTGGCGGCCGGGGTTCAAGCCTGCCCCCGCCGCTTTGAGACCGTCGAAATACCCTTTTGCATAAACCCTCCTGTATGCGTTGTGATCCTTTTCCACCGCTGTCTCCCGTCCGTCACCGCGCGTCGGATACGTACATGCCGGCCAGCTCGGCCATGCGACGATCGTGCGCCAACTGGTGCGAGTAGTTCCGCCAACGCGCCCGCCCAGCGATGTAGGTCTGTTGCCCTGCCGGCGAGATCCGGTAGCGGGATGCTCGGCGACGCAAGCCGCCGCTTGTTTCGCTCGTATTCAATTCGCACCTCCAGTAATCCGTTTGGCACGCAGGCGATGCCATTCGGCTGACATCAATTCATCGAACATCGCGAGATCCGCCGCACTGAGACGGCCCAGGATTTGATTGCGGAACGCGTGGCGCTCGCCCTTCGTCGGCAGTGCCGCGCAGGACAACGCGGCGCGTTCGATGAACAGCTCAACGCGATCGGGGAAAGTCGAGATCAGGGAGACGAACAACCGGCCGGCCTGCTCCGGAGCGACTTCGATCCGGTACGCGAGCGCAGCAATGCCGCATGCGAGCTGATACGGGCGTTCGCAACACAACTGCACCTGCTCGCGCGCAACGCGGCAGCAACCCATGCCGGGCATGAATCGCTGCATGTCAGCGACGCCGGCGGGCAGCAAGGTTACGGGCGGCATGGATCAGCCGCTGGAACAGGCGCTGCCCCTTGCGGCCGGTCGCGATGATCTGCTCGGCTTCGCGATCGTCGATGCGCTGATCTTCGAGCGCACGCGTCACGTCGTCGGCGACCTTCCCCACATGTGCCTGCAAGTGGAGCGTCGTCGTCACCAGATGCATCGCGCCCGGCTCGTGGCCATCGGTTGCGTGGTGGTGATCGTCGACACGCTCGGCGACAAGCCCGAAACGAGCGTTGAGCGCATGCAATGCATCGAGCGCGTGCGCCTCGGCTTCGCTCTTCTCCTGCATCCACTCGATCAGCAACTCGAACATCTCCATCGAGAGGCGGCTATCGCCGACGCCGCGCAGGCGCAGACGAAGCGACTCCGGCGTGATGCCCTTGCCTCGGCGGTTCGTCAGGTGATTGGCGGCGTCGGCTACGCCGCCGGGCGTGTTGCGCACGGACGTATAGAGCACGTCCAGCCATTCGGTGCTTGTGTACCGGCAAGTCATTGGTAGGCCCTTGGCGGGTTGAGGCGTTCATCCTGTTACGCGTCAATCCCGGTTGATAGGATTGGGAATCGGTGTCAGGACAGGAAGAGATTGGGGAACTGCACCTTCACTGCAGCCGGAATACCTCTCGCTAACCAGTTGCACACGCGCTGCGTGCCACCTTGGCTTTTCTCGTAGCCCAGCAGCTCCGCAACCCTCGCGGGGCCACCAAGGCGGGCAATCGTCAAGCGGTCGGCGCGGATCCGGGCTGTCTTATCCATACCCGAGATTAAACACTACGTTTATATTTATTGCAAACGGTGCGTTTAACAACGCGGCGTTTACTTGGCCGACTATCTCAGCATGAGAAAAGTGCACGAAACCGTCGAGCGGCTGTATCACGCGGCCAAGGAATTGAAAGGCGTCGAAGGGCCGGCCAATGTGGCACGCCTTTTAAACGAGTCTCCCCAGCTCATCAATAACTGGGAGCGCCGGGGTATGTCCGCTGCGGGAATGATTCGAGCCGCGACCCTGATCGGGTGTCGTGCGGATTGGCTGAAGAGCGGCGATGGCAGGATGGCCGATGCCGGCTCACTGAAAGAAACATTACAAGATAGTAATATCTCGGCCGGTCGCCATGACCAACGCCACACAAGGGCACCGGCCGTGAGCGACATACAAACGCGCGCAGAACGCCTGGCTTCGGCGATCAAGGAAGCCGCCGCAAACGGGCTCGTCTCGGTTCAGTTGATCAAAGCACTGGAAGGAATGCTCGAAGCAGGCGTCACCGTACCTCCGGCGGTGTCATTCGCAAAACACTCTCGCGCCGTCACAAGAGCGGCCATAGAGTCCGGGGGAATCAGCAAGAATGAAGCGCCGAAACGGAGATCCACGAAGTAACGTAGTCAACCTCGCCGAGTTCCGCTCCAAACGAAACTCAAGACCCGCACGTCCGGCGGGTGACGATCATGAATATGTCACCGATGTGCGGTTTGCCGTCACCAAGAGCGGCAAGATCTCTACGGCCCCTCCTCGCCTTCACACCCATCACCTTCTTGCCGTCTTGTCATGGTGCCAAGACGTGGCTGCGCTCGCGCTCGACAGCTACCTCGATTCGGCTGGACAGCCCACAAACTAAACAAATTGTTTGCACATAGATTAAACGTGTTGTTTAATTCCGGTGTCGCGTCATCCGACGCTCCACCGGAGAACAGTCTTGAAGCCAATCGATCTGTACGCAGAAGCACGCCGGAAATGGCTCCGTGACGAGCAAGCCCCGCGCGTTACGCCCTCCGAACCCGCACGCCAAAGCAACTTGGAAAAGTCATTGCTGTTCAAGTGCGTCTTTGCCGCCGCCACCCTGATCATCGCGGCGAACGTGCTGGATAACGGCCCCGTCGCCGACAAGCCCGCCACCTTTCACGCCAACGTCTGACGCTCACGCGCCGAGGACGGCTTGCGCGCTCGGCGTAAAGGAGATGAAGCCATGCACAGAATCAACGCTGCACAGCACGCGGGCATCCCGCGCCGGGACACGCTGTCGCCCCGGACCGTCGCCCGTTACGAACGCGATCGCCAGCTTCCGACGTCGCCGATCCTCGTCGGCAAGCATGTCGTCATGCGCCGGCCACTCGTGGACGGCGTCTATATCGAGTACCTGATCATGGACGGCAACACCATTGCCGCGAAGCAGATCTCGATTCCGGACGAACCCACGTGTGCGGACGCGATCAAGCGCCTTCGCGCCGCGACACACGCCGAGCCGGAAAAGCACTCCCGCCCGCAGAAGCCGCGCGCGTTCAGGATCAGGGAGGCATCGTGATCGACAACGCCCTCCCGAACGCGGCTCCGCGCCGACTCAATCCATACGTCGACCTCACGCCCGCTCAACGGGCCGACCTGACGGCTCGAATCCTGACCGTGTTCAGGCACGCCACGCACGCGATGACGTCCGACGAGGTGTGCACGACCCATTTCGCCGACATGCCGGGCGCGGCTGCGCAATGCATCGACAAGCTCGCGCGGGGCGGATGGCTGCGCCGCCAACCGCGCCCGCACGACCTGCGTTTCCTGTACTGGCTGACGGGATCGGACGCGGCCCCGCCGCTGTCGGTGCCCTGCAAGCAGGCGGACGGCACCTATTCGAACGATGCCGGCAGCGCACTCGCGCCTCGACATGCGTCGCGATCCGCCGTGCCCGCCGGATCCGCGCACACGCGCCCCGAACTCCACACGATCGTCACGCGAAACGCGGAACGTCACGTCGCCGTCTCGTTCCCGCATCTCCGCTCGCTTGAGATTTCCGTCGACTCGCTGCTTGGGTCGGATACCCGCACGTTGCGATTCCTGCGCCTGTTCCGCCAGAGCATCGACCTCGAAGTGTCGCGACTCGAACTGATGATCCAGAACCGGAGGACCGCGTGAAGCGCATGACGACCTACAAGCATCCGACGTCGTATAACGAGATCGTCGCTCACGCGAATGCCATTCATGCGCGTCGTCTCGCTCAACTCAAGAAGGCCGAGAAGCACATCCGAGCGATCGAGCACGACCTTGCGTTGGTCGCTGAAACCGGCGTTTACATTGCCGTTGACGGCTACTCGATGTACCTCGAAGACTGCCGCGCACCCGACGAATACCGCTACAGCGGCCGGGCAAAATGGGCGCTCCGAGTTCGCGCGGGGATTTTCAACGCGACGGCCGATCGCGCCATCCGCGCGTTTCTCGCGCTCGGCTGGATCGTCGAGCGCATTGATATCGCTCCGAATTGCTCGAATCTCCTGCTTCGGCGACCGAAAACGCAGTCGCGCCTGATCCTCGACTGCTCAATGGAACTCGCTCACAGTCTCCGACCGCAGGAGGCCGGGTAATGGACGCCCGCACCCAACCGCTCGCGCTCGTCGAGCCGATCGTCACCGGCAATGCAAAGGCCGCCGCTGCGGCGGCGGGCGCGACGTCGGCGGATCTCTGGATGGTGCCGTACGAACAGCTCCACTACGATCCACGCGACAACGTGCGCCCCGTCGATCAACAGTGGGTGTCGCACCTCACCGCGCTGATGATCGCCAACGGCTACGACAAGAGTCAGCCGCTCCATTGCTACGTCCGGAAAGTCGACGGAAAGGACCTGATCTACGTCTACAAGGGGCAACACCGCTACCTCTCCGCTGGCAACGCAATCCGTGCGGGAAAGGACCTCGGCAAGATCCCGGTCGTCGTGCGCGATGCGAAGACGGTTGAACGCGCCGAGATGGTAATCGACGGCTACCTTAGCAACGAAAGCAAGCGCGCGTCTCCGCTCGACCTCGCGACGGTCGTCGCGGAACTGCGCGACGTACATGGCCTCGACACGAAAACGATCTGCAAGCGCCTGAACGTTACGGACCAAACCATTCGCGACGTCGGCCTGCTCGAGCAGGCACCTGCGGAGATTCATCAGTTCGTCCGCGACGGCTCCATCTCCGGCACGCTCGTGATCGAGCAGATACGACGGCACGGCGCGGAACGGACGCTGGAGCGGATCGTCTCGAGCCTGTCGAAAGCGAAAGACGCGGGCAAGACGAAGGTCACGAAAAAGCATCTCCACACGGCGTCGCCCAAGAGCGTCGCGGCAATGGCCGCCGCCGAGCCTCAACGGAAGATTGGCGAGCAACATGCAAAGCAACTTTTGCAAGCGCTGCAAAGCGTGTTGCACGATCCGGGCTTCGGCAAGTTGTCGCCGGGCACGATCGCAGGCGTACATCGCGCGTTGACGGGCTTCGAAGACCTGCTCGATGCCGTGCCGACGCGTCGGCCGAAATATCCGATCGCCAAGGCAAACGAGCATGGCGTGTATGAGCCATCGGAAATCCTGTCCGCGCCCATCTCGAAGCGCACCGGGCGCGCGTCCGTCGAGATTCGGCTCGCGCAGATCGCAGAGGGCGATTGGGAGTTCGGTTTCTCGTACGCCTTCAACAGCGCGGGCGGATCGTCGCCATGCAAGCGCATCGACGGCGAATCCCCCGGCCGGTACAGGACGCGCGTCGAAGCGATCCGGGCTGCGGTTCAGGTGCTCACCCGCACCCTCGAAAGCACTAGCGCTTCGAAGGCGAAGGAAATGGCAGGCGTTCGGCGGTGGCTCGACAAGCTGTTCACGATGCCCGACCCCGACTGGACGCCCGAAATGGCGCGGGAGGCAGCCCAATGACCCCGCGCCCGGCCCTTTCTACCCCACGTCCGCTGCCGCGAAAGCGGGAACGCGCGAACAAGCGCCCGGCTATCACACTGGCGAGCGTCGACGGCAACGCGGTTTCAAAGCGTGTGCGCGGGCTCGCGCCCGCAAAGGCAATCCAGAAGAACGACACGCCGCGTGCGCGGCGAAAAGCAATCCAGAGAAACGAAGCCCCTGCGGATGCCCGCAGGGGCATGCACGCACGCCTCGACGCGCTTTGCATCGAGATCCGCGCCCTTGTGAGCGACGTCTCGCACTCGGCCGACATCGTACTGCTCGACCTGATGGCCGACGATGCCGGCAGCTACTCACGGCACAGAGCGGCGCAGGACGCCCGCACGTGGGCCGCAGCCGCCGGCGTCACGCTCGAAACGGGTTTGATGCAGCTCGGCCGGGCGATACCACACGAACAGAATTGA